CACAGATAGACGGTGCCAGCCGCGCCAGCGTAGCGCACGCTCAGAGCATCGCCCCAATAGGAGGCGCCTTTACCCGCCAGCTTTTTGGCGGCGTTCATCGCCTTTTCTCGGCTCGCATAAAGCGTACAATTCCGTATATAATTCCCAATTATTCGGTGGTGTGCGTAACCAGCAGCCGATCATGGCCCCTCTCCACGCTGGTTACGAACTCTGATCTTGCAATATGGTCGATATGGGCACATGCCCGTCATGCGATCTACCCAACCGTTAGTGCACTGAGAGCATGGCCAAGGCTTGTCCCTGGCCTGGGTGGATGTCGCAATCAGCAGAATGGCGACAAACAGGAAGAAGAACAGAAATGGCGCCGCGCCCCGGCTCATCGCCGCCATTTGCCGTCGTTCTTTGCGCGCCAAACCAGCATGTTCCTGGCGCATTCGCGAGCTTCATCCACCATCGCCTGATCGGCCGGTGGCCGGATGCCAAGCGCGATCTCCCTTTCCCGCATGGCGGCCCATTGCTCGACGAGCAGCGGCGCAGAGGGATCGCGGGCAAGCAGGAGGAACATCGGCTCTCCTAATCGACATCGAACGCGTTTGTCTGCGCCCATCGATCTTCTCCCTATAGCCAGCCGGATCACTGCGCCTCACCGACAGATTTGGTGCCGCCGCCCTCATTGTGGGGCTGTCCGCTATGGCTGTCGTCTGCCTTCAGGCTCGCGCCCTGGGCTTGTGGTGACCGGGGACTTAGCGACGTAATCAAAAGTAACATGCTTATCCGGTTTAGACACACAGGTCTACAGCTTGTGTTTTCAAAAATGCCAGCCATGGCGCCACAAGCCTTCGTAGATGACGGGAAAAATCTGGAACAGCCATGTCAGAGTCCAGTAGGGCCACAGCCACCAAGGACACGGCCCATTCGTGTTGACCGCCATGGATGTGGACACAACGGCGCCAGAAACGATGTACATCGCGGCTGCGCCCATGGCCCGATCAAGCCAACGCCATCTTTCGGCGTACCGCTGGCGCTTTACTCGCGAAGCGTCACGCTCTGCCATTATTTCGGCGGTTGTTTTCAGTTCCAGCGGAGCGCTAAAGCCCTCGGGAATTTCCGCCACGTCGTTCGACAAATAGCGGAAGTGATTATCCGCAGAGAGTGCGATGCGCTTGTCGTCCATGTTAGCCCTCAGCATCTAGTAGGTCTCAGCGTTTGTGTGGCAACCGGATAAGCATGTTTGGTTAGACCGGCTACCTAGGCCCTCACGTCATTGGTGAGGGTTTTACTGCCATTGAGGTTTTCATGATTGCGTTGCCGATCGCTTCCGGGATTTGCGGGACGACGGCGTTTCCGAGGGCACGGAGTCGGTCCACAGCGCCTCTTGCTTCGCCGGCTTCGGCTTTTCGATGAACATGTCGGGTTGCTTGAGGGATGCAAGGCACGGCGACGAATACCAGACACATTCCGCGTCGGTTGTTTTCGATCCTGAATAGGTGAGCCGGCCGCGGGACCATTCGACGGCTTCGAAATCCGGCAAGTCGTAATCACCCCGATGACCACAAATGGCGATACGCAAATGCGCGTTTTCGCGTGCCCATTTTTCTACGGCATCCGCGACTGGCGCCGACGTTCCGTACATTCGCTCGTAAGCGCGATAGGGTGGATCAAGGAACACGGCAGTATCATCGCCACCGAAATGGTTATTGAGGCAGCGCGACCAATCGCCATGTACGATGCGCACACGCTCTAACCGGTTAGCGATCTTTCGCAGCCAAGCCATTGCTGTGCGGCCACAGGAAGTCAGCAATTCGCCGTCGCCCCTCCCGGCATTACCGGCATGGGGGATTTTGCCGATGGCCTGTACGCCCCTCCCGGCGTCACTGGCATGGGGGATTTGGCCGATGGCCTGTACGCCCCTCCCGGCATTACTGGCATGGGGGATTTGGCCGATGGCCTGTACGCCCCTCCCGGCATTACCGGCATGGGGGATTTGGCCGAACCAATCGCACCACCCCGAGCCGATCCAGCAGCATTGCCCCCAAAGCCACCAGCCTGCGACTTTGGCATCGCCAGGCCAATCCGGGTCTTGCATCGCGTCGCCGATCCGCGTCCGCTGCGCCATCAACCAAACATGCCGCGCGCCTAGGTCGATATGAGAAACCGGATAATCGGCCCATTCCGCTACAACAGCCGATTGATGTTTGGTTGCCCGCCAGAAGTTGGCGATGAAGCCTGAGCCATCGCCGATGACTTCAAGTGATGCCGGACGCGGCGCTGCAAGAAGAACCGCCGCAGAGCCGCAAAATGGTTCGATATACTGTGTCGGGTTGCCGAGCCTCATCCAAACGTCGACCGCGATTGACCGCTTACCCCCGAAATAAGGAAACGGCGAAAGTAGTCCGCTCACGCCGCCCTCACTTCCACCGGCTTCGCCACCAGACACGGCGGCGTCGCTTCCCCGGTCCAGATATCGCCGTCCTTGGTGCGCCATTGGTGCCAGGGGAATCCCCCGAGCCCGCGCGGTGGAATGATGGTGATTTTCGTCATTTGACAGACGATGCAGGTCCGTTCGTGGCGCTCGTTGCCGTCCGGGGATTCATGGGCGGGGATGAAGCGCGCTTTGTCGCCTCGGGGGATTTTGTTGAGCGACCCCCAGCCGGCGACGACGACGTTAGCCTCCGCGAACATGCCGCGCAGGTGCGCATCATTGTCCGGTCCAATGGGGTCGCGGGCGGTACGGAGCGCGCGGATGTCCGGCGAGCGAAAGGCGAACTTGTTCCCGATGAGGACGCGACCGTAGTGGTTGCGCTCGGCAAAGCCGATGCACTTGCGGACGGTCGGATCGTCGATCTCGTCGTCGGCGTCGGATGGGTTGACCATCAGGAACATCATGGTTGGGCCGTCGCTGATGACGCGTTCAAGACGGTAGCGGTAGAGGCCGCAGGGCGAGATGATTGCTGATCGGCGCATGGTTGTGGTCATCACCAATGCCGTCCCCACCGCATTGGTCTACTTGGTATCCGCCCGCCCAGTTCTCTCTTCTGACCACATGGCCTTTCCAGAACCTTGCGACGGAACTCTTTCTGTTCGGCCTCAAGTCTTTTGGTCTTTGCTACGATACTGGTATCCTTGCGAGACTTCCCACGGTGAGGGACAATCAGTATAGGTGTTAGGTTTGTGAAGTGATCATTAACCTCGATGGCGTGAAGTACCGCGTGGTCCCACTGGAAGAGTGAGAGATATTGAGCCGCGGTCATCGACTTCGCGTGTTCTCGATCCTCTGGATTGAGCATCAGTAACGCGGCGGCAAGTTTTGTGACTAGGGGAATGTGCTTCCGGATTTTAGCCATAGCGCCGCTCCCCACCCTCATCCTCAAGCTGTTTCGGTGTTGCTCCCGTCATTGAGGCCAGGAGGTCGAGCACGGATTGTTTCGACGCCTGGAATTCCTTCGCCCCCATGCTCCGTCTGGATTGCGACTGAGCGGTGTAAATCCGAACAACACATCCATCGACCAGGATCACGGCATAAGGCTCCTTGATTCCCACAAGCCCAGCGAGGGCCACCGCATGCTCCTCGCTTTGCAGCACAAAGCTTTGGTGGTCAGCATAGCCGCATTTTATGAGGCACCAAGCCCTGAGGTGGTCCACGTTCAAAAAACGGTCGGCAATGCCGTGCGGTAGATTTACCCACGCCTCGTGGATGCAGGCGAAATAGTGAGAGTGCGAGGCCGCTGATCTCTCCTCCTCATGGACGAGTCGGTAAACTTGACCATCAACGTACTGATGCTTGGCACGAGCCATATGTCGATCAATCGGCACCATCACGTCGCCGATCCAAGAGAATTCACAGGGCCAGAGCGTTCCACGCTTCACTTAATCCCTCCATACCGCTTAATGGTCTCTACCACTTGAGCGAGGTCTTCATTGAAGCGGTTGATCTCGCTGTCGAGCATTGCGATGTACTTTTCGTCGCGGTAAACGCGTTTGCGGTACATCGGCACCTTGGGCCAATAGAGTCCAATCTCAAACCACTCCCGTTCTGCCACCAATAAACCACCTTGGCATTGCGCCTTGTGTTCTGGCGGCATGTCATCGCGCATGATGCGGTCGATAAGGATGTGCGGAAACGCTGTTTTCAGTTCCAGCAGCCCATCGTTACCTATCAACGCATCCGGGCTACATCCCCGCTGGTCGTTGCGGATAAACCCAACGGTCGTGGGCTCCACGTCGGCAACCATCGAGTAATATTCGCGGGCTTCCTGTTCGAGCAGCTTGCCGCGTTCCATCTTTTTGTTCGTGTAGACATCAGTAATGACTTCATCGGTGATGATCTCACCAGCCAGCTTGTAGAGGTAGGCTCGGCGCGTCTTGCCTTCGCCTTTGGCACAAACCGTGGCGAACTCACTCGCGGTCGGGATGCCCTTTCTGGCAGCAAACCATTCCGGCTCGCCTTGGACGCAGTCGATGATGACGACGGTCATTTCTTAGTTTTCTTCTTATCCAGAGCGGCAATCGTCGTCTGAGCCCACTGCTTGAGCGAGGCGACAAGCGGTTCGTATTTCTTGGCCGGAAAACTTTCCAAACTTGATACCTTGGCCCGCTCGCAGATTTTCTTGACATCAACCGTGATGTTGCTGCCGGCTTTTTCGAAGTCCCCATTGATGTCGGTGATCAGCGTCATCAAATCGTTGTGCTGTTCCTCGCTGATAGTGATAGCGCCGGCGGCGTTGCCGTCATCGTCACGGGCTATGGCGATATTCCAGATCATACCCAGTAGTACGCGCTTGCCGTATGACACCGCAGATACGGTCGCATGTGTTTTGGTCATCACGTCGCCGCCCTTCGCGCCCTTGCCATCGGCAGGAATTACAATTCTGTAGTTCCTACTATGGCCCATTTTGGAAACACGGCAGATGACAACAACCTCTTCAGGGGCCGCACTTGGTTCGGTGTTGTAGCTCAGAGAGAAGCCGTGTTGGGTATAGATGGGGCGCAACGGCTTATCGAGTGCAGCATAAGAGGCATATCTGGAATGGGTTTGTTGGTTCTCGCAATCAGTGCGAACCTGTTCCATTTTTGATTGAGCCACGCTCATCGCAACATCGAACTCGCGCTCGGCAATGCGGTCCTCGAACTCACGCCGCATGTTCATCAGTTCGCGAAACTTGACGATATCAACGGAGGGATCGCGCGAGGCCCGGTCAATAATGTCGAGCATCTGGTCGTGATCTGCGGGCATCTTTACGATCAGTCCGTCAGATTCCCTGATCTGTAGGCTTCCACCACCATGCGGTGGCAGGTCGATATCAACCGGCGTCGGTCGCGTTTCTGTTTCTGTCATGACTGGTCTCCCTCTGGTTCTGGTATCACGCCACGTTTGGTGAGGCGGCTTGTCGGCATCAATCCGGCGTCTAAAGCCAACTCAAAGAACTCGATTCCCGAGCGGCAAAGGAGTGGGGAATGGTCCTGCCCGCTCAAGCTTTTCGAGCAGCCACACGACGAGATCGGCATGGTCTGGCCACGTCAGTTCCCGCCCCTCGCCATCCGCCTGCCACCGCTTGATGGCGCGCATGTCAGCCTTCCAGCGTAGATCAAAGGACAATTCGTGGTCTTTGATCTGCTCGATCGCGTCCTCCAATGTGAAGGGATGCATTTCGCGCTCGGGGCAGCATGAGAGCGCGGTCGGATTGTCTTTGCGGATTTGCTCGATGGTCTTGAAGGAGCCGCAGCCGGTGCAACGGAGCGTTACTTTCTGAAAGTCCGTCATCGCCGATCCAGTAGTTTCTTGTTTGTCCATGTTGTGCGCTCCAGCGCGCCCCTGTTCCTTGACTTCTAATGTTGGTGCTGCGCTCATGCTGGCTCTCCTTCATATCTCGGCCCCAATCCAGATAGTTGCCCACCGCTCGCTGTCTCCGGTGGGGTAGGTTGATCGGTGCTTCTACCGTGATGTCGCCTCACGGCCAGCGAGCCCGACAGGTTTTGCGGCGGTTCGTTGGGAGCTTAAACGAAATCCGCCGCCGTCCGGGCCGGGAAGGTGGGGAACCTTCACGACCGCAAGGAAATTAGTGTCGCCACTGGAATAGCCAGTCAGACCAAACGCTCATGACCGCACCGCCTCGCGATAGATCGCTGGATTGATCCCGTAGCTCGCGGCGATCACATCGTGCGGCGTGTCGCCAGGCATTGCGCCGAGGTGGAATTTGCGCCGGGTGCCGTCCGGTTCGAGCGAGCCGTTGATGACCTCGATTACGCGGAGCGGGTTGCCGGCGACGGTGAGTTCGAGCAGGCGGCGCGGTTGGCCATGCAGTTCGTCGCTTGCCACCACGCGCGCGTGACGCACTTCCAGATAAAGCTCGAAGCCAGAGCGGCCGCCATACTCGCGCTCCAGCATGACGCGACGCAGCTCGGCGTTGGGTTGCGCCTCGACGGCGGCGGGGTCGAAAGCTGTGCGCTCGATGATCTCGGCCGTAACGCGCAACCCGTGCCAGAAATAAAGACTCCAACCGTCGCGCCAAGCAATGGCGGGGCCGTGCGTACAATGCAGGCGGCCGCTGAGGTCGCGCCGAATCAATGTCGGCCGATCAGCCACCATCGCAAAATCGGCATGCAGCGCGATTGGAAACCCGCCGCGATCCTGCACCGTTTCAATATTCTCCAGCGCGGCCGCTTCAGAGATTTCGAGATTACATGCGTCCCGGAAGAAAGTGGCCCGAGCGCACCACCCGGCCCACCACCAACCAATCCATTCCTGGCGCCACGCGCGGCCTGCGCACAGCAACAGGAAACGCCGGTCGTGAACCGCGCCGCGAACCGCGTCGTCAACCGCGACGTGAACCGCGACGTGAACCGCGTCGTCAACCGCGCCGTGAACCGCGCCGTGAACCGCGCCGCGAACCGCGTCGTCAACCGCGCCG